ATCGTGCCTGCAAAATTGGATGCGCCTGTGGTGCTGTTCGTGTTCGCAGTGTTGCCCATGCCCGCGCCGTGAACTGTGCAGACATAATATAATGTCAGCGCACCAGACGCGACTGTGATCTGCGTATAAGCGCCTGAATATCCGGGTGTTCCAACATATGTTACACCAGTCTCGTATAGGGTAATTGCTGGTGTTGTAGAACTGAATTTTAACGGATGTCCAATATTAGTTGCAGAGGATTGGTCAAAAATATATGTACTGCCTTCAGCCAACTCTAGGACGGGCTTTGATTTGCCATCGATGTAGAAAACACCTCCGGATTCCGTGACTGTATATGTCCTGCTACTGTTGGAACCTGCTTTCCATTGCCAGCCGACATAGGTAGTGCCACTATTGTTATTGTTAAGGTCTGTTCCTAAAGTAAATCCGTTTGCTGCAAACGCTGTTAATGATTGAGCAACTGTTGCTTCGGCACTGGTAGAATTAGAATAAATTTCTTTACCCACACCACGAACAGAATCATAAAGACGATGACTAAATGATGAACTGTTGCGTGATTTAATCCAAACAAAGTCGGGTTGAAACGATGTGCTATTTACAGTATTTGGAATTGTTTGAGCAGTTCCGCCATTCCCCGTATAAAGCGTTGCCGCAAAATTCTGCGCGCCATTGTTAATCGTGGCCGCTGGCAGATTATATGTGTTCAGCGCCTTGAAGCCAGTTGGCGGTGTGTAGGCGAAGGGGCGTTGGCCGAAGTTAAAATCAAGGGAGCAACGGTTTACCCAACCATTTAATGTAGTTTGAAGATTTGTTGCCGAAGTTGAAACACTAGTTAAAACAGCGCCTGTGCCAGCGGCAGGGTTGCCTGAGTTAAACCAAGTGCCGTTTGCACCAGCCCAAATTTTCCCGTTAGCAACATCAATCGCAAACATCACGGTCTGACCCGTGGTCGCCGATGTGAACGACGTATTTGTTCCTTGAGCGTTTGCGGTTCCGTTCTTGTAGTCGTATGACCAGCGGCCTGTCGCGCTTCCGGCTTGAACATATCCGCCCGTGTCGCCAACTGTCGAAACACCTATCCTTGTGTCATTGCCAGTTCCAGCAGTCACGGTGTAAAGCGCTTCTAAGTAAATCAAACCATTTGCTGGCAGTTCGATTGTCGCGTACATCGAAGTGTCGGCTGGAGACGATGAAGAAGAAGCCGCAACACTAAGATTTCCATTTGACAGCGTTCCGCTTGCACCGCGAATAGTTAGCGGATTCAACACCGCATAATTCGACGAACTTGCGCTGACAGTCGGACTATCAATCATGCTGTCGTAGGTTGTGCCAGCAGTCAGGCTGATATTGTTAGGTGTCCAGTTGTTACTGTTGCCAGAAAAATCTTTACCAATCGCAGCCGCTGTAGCAGCAGAGTTGTCAGAAAATTTAAGATAGAACCCGTTAGTGCCGTATGTGCCTGCATAGCGGATAGGCTGCCAGATACCATTGGTGTCGTATGCACCAAAGCTGTATTGTGTTAGTTCTTGACCGTCAATGAAGTTTACTTCGGCAAAATAAAAATCCGCATAATGATTAGCAGCTAGTGAATCGAACCACCTAGCAATATAGTGAGTATTTGCCAAATTTATTGCTGTGTTGTAGTTTAGAGAAGGATAATTGGCTGTCGAAAATGCTGTGATTTGCACACCATTTACATACATTTTAAGGCGATTGGATGGGGTAACTTGCGTTGTATCTAGGGCAACAACTATATGATACCACGCAGATGGATCACGAAAAACAGCCGATGATGTAACGGAAAAATTTGTTGCTGTTTGCATTAACGAATCATGAACAGCTAAAGAATCGCCGGTGAAATAAATCGCTGACCTTTGGGAGCCATTTGATGTGCCTCCCAAACCCAACATCAAAACACTTGTTTGACCAAGAATTGCGGGTTTGACCCATCCAGACCATGTCCATTTTTGGCGATTCCCTGCACTTGCAGGGGTTCTATTCAAATACGCACTAGCAGACGAGCGGGACCGCAAGCTGCGGGCGATGGTGTAATCCCTAGCGCCGCCGAGGAGAAGATTGTTTACTTCGACAGGTAAACCCATAACTCACCCAATATTGAGAATTGCTTGCGCCGCAATGCTCGTTGAAGAACGAACCGTATAGACAATCACATCTACCGCATTGGCAGTCGTTGTAAGTGTCGGAGCCGTTGCCGCAGGGAAATCCCAATAGGACGAGTAGGCCAGTGTCCGTGATCCTGTGCCATCCTGAGTAATGAAGATCACGCCAGACTGACCAGCGTTCAGATTTGTCGGATTGCCGAGCGTTCGATTGCCAGCAAGCGTCACCGAAAAATTATTGCCGACTGACATGTCAACCGCGATAGTCGCCGCATCTGTCAAAGCGTCGATCTGCATATAGGCATTAGCCGTGGCTGACATTGTACCGGAGAAGGTTGCCGTGCCAGAGGCTGACAACGTAGTAAATGCGCCAGTGGACGGGGTAGATGCACCAACCGTGGTTCCGTTTACCGCTCCGCCAGTGATGGCAACACTGCTTGCTGCCTGTGTGGAAATAGACCCAAGACCAAGATTGGTCCGAGCCGTAGAAGCGGTGGCTGTCAATTCGCTCAGATTATTGGCAACAGCAAGAGAACCAGCGCCTACAGCAGCAGCCGCTCCGGCAGACACCGAATCAATTACCAAATCCCATTTGGCAGCATCAACATTGGTAGAAATAGGCAAAGCGCCCGTTGACGTATGAGCGGTGTTAACTCGGTAAACATTATAATTTGAACTGTCTGCAACTAGATCGCGAACTGTGTAAGATGTGCCAGCCGCCCAGTTTCCCCGCCAGTTACCAATTTCTTCGCCAACTACAGGATTACCGGACGAATCAAAAGCAAGCGTTTTACCAGCACGGGAAGACGCTACCGGAAGAACCATATTAACAGTTCCTCCATCCTCAACCGCCGCAGGATCGAATTGAGGAGCCTTAAGGGTGCGCTTGTTTTCCTCGGCAAGCTGCTGGATCATAATAATCTGGCTATCAAGCTGCTCGTTGACCGAGGATGCCTTGAAATCGCCAGCCGTCACAAAGTCTGTCGTGCGCTCAATAGCGCGGGAGCCGATGATTGTAATACGGTCTGTAGAGATGGCTGCGCTGACTAGGGTAATCGAGCCAGTTCCTGTCGCGGCATTGATCGTCACCGTGTAATGGGTTGTCAGAGTCAGTTTGGTGGCGTTCTTATAGACGGCCAAATCCGTCGATGCCAGCACCGGAAAACTGAAGGAATAGGGGCCAACTCCAGCCGACCCGGTATAGACTACACGCCTAGTTACTGCGGTAATTGAATAGTCAGCCATGACAAACCCTCTGATTTAGACCCTTTATACACGACGATTTAAATTCCCTCAATGTCACTTGATTACCTGAGAAGGCGGGAAAATAAAGGATTGATCTTGTTCTTTCTTCACTCTTGCCTCCATTCGTTGCAGATAACCGGGGTTTAACCCTTCCTGTAACCTATAAATAATCCCATAATCTAATGCGGCTTTGGCCCACCAAATGTTGTTTCCGGGTGTGTTATTAATGACAAATTTTAGGGTAGACCCAGCTATATCGTCACCTTTCATTGCGCGGCCATAAAGGTCTGCTAACGATGATAGATTGGAAAATGTCGGACCAAGGAAAGTTTCCAACGGTCCAGCCCCATAGCGTGACTTCATCTCACCAAACAGGAAGTCGCCATAGATACCAGCGCCTCCGCCTTGCAACATAGCCGCCCTAACGAGATTTAGGTATCCAACTGCATCTTCCGGCTTCCGTGGTTCCTTACCAGCTAAAATCGCCTTTGCATTCATGGCTCCATAACCAAATATGGTTGTCCAGACCATAACCTGCATTAATCCGGTCATTTCGCCATTGCCGTTCTTTAATGCTTCCTTAATGCTAGTAGAGCCACGACCATAAATTTCGCGACCAAGCACTTTTTGAACAAAAGCCACTGGGAACGATTTATATTGTCCGACAAACCGGAGAACCTCTCCAATAGGTGTCCCCGGTTGATGACCTTGGTTCATAACAGATTGAGTTCTTGCATCTGGTTCAAGCACAGCATATTCGGCACGGTCGCTAAAATATGAACGCCATTGAGTTTCAACTTCGCGCTTTAACTCCGCGATAGCTGTATCCGTTGGCTTCATATTTCTTTTGGTTAAATAGTCTGCAAAGACTTGATTTGGAAGATCGGCAATCTTATTAGGCAAAAGATACTCTCGACCATCAGCACCCATACCTACAGTCTGGCGGAACATATCCCATTTTTCAGCGTCAATCCCGTATTGGCTATAAACACGCTGTGTATCTGGATGAAGTTCAGAAAACAGTTTTCCTTTATTAATTGCTGCCATGTGTGACATGGTTCTTGTAACTGTAGCTTTAAGAACCTCTGTCCAATATGACATGCCGTTATATTTGAAGAATAATTGCATTCCTTTTGAGATCATACCCGGAGCGCCGTCTTGCGCTACAAACCGTGAGTGCATTTCTCCAATAAGTGATGGGAATATAACTCCTAAAGCAGCATCAATTTCAGCCATTTCTTGAGCATTGCGGCCTTTGGCAAGGCCAGCAATAGACTCAGTAAAGGTATCAAACATATCAAACCCTTGGTACCTCATCTCAGTCATAATCGCTGCAAGATCAGTTACAGACGCAATAACAGCGGCACCAAGATCAGACATGGTTTGAATACTGCGGACACCAGCGGAAACCTGAGCAAGCATGTCGTTCATTGGAACGCGTGTGCTACCATCAACTTCAGCCAACCTATTGGCCAAATAGCCACGAACAGCATTATCAAAATTAGCCCGTGCGGTTCCTTTTAATGTATTCGCAACCATGCCAGTAATGCGATTAAAGTTGTCTTTGGGGTTGGGGCCAAGCACACGCATTAAACCAACATTTTGGGATGTAACACTCATCTGTCTTAATATTGTTTCAGATAGGCTACCAGTTCCAAATTGCTGATTATATTCATACCAAGAATCGGCATCTTTAAAATGCAATACCCTGTCTTGACTAGCTTTTTTCCCAAGATTGGCCGTTCCACCTTTAAACCCAGTTACGTTTTCAGATGTCTTGAGATGGTTGCCACTAATAAAGTTATCGTAAATCTTTGCCAAAATTTCTCTTGGTTTTTCTCCTTCAAAAGTCCTGTCAATATCCAACTTAGGAAGAATAAAATCAATCCATGCTTCTTGTCCTGCCTTGCCAATACGAGCAGAATCATGCGATTGGCGGCCCATATATCCTTCAAGCATATCAACATTAGCACCAGATACATTGTAGTCATGGCGCATTAATTCAAAATACTTTTTGATAATTCTTGCTGTCTCAAGAACCTCATTTGGTCCTTTATAAGGCAGTTCTTGCTTGCGGTTTACCGCGTATAAAGCGCGATACAATTCTTGATCAAAATCGCCACTAACTAAAATTGCGTTAAAGTCGCGTATCTGCAACTCCGTAATAAGACCAGATGCATATTTCTTAAACAATGCTTTAGAGATAGCATCGGCACTAAGTCTAGCGCCTTTTGCAACTTGGTTTACGCCAACAAGGAGAGACTCAATGCCTAATTCAGGGTTCTTTGGAAATTGAGTTAATATATAATCTACAGCTTCACGACGTAATTTAAATGAAATATACGCATTGCGCTTTTCAATAAAAGCAGCCGTTTTCTTTTGAAGGATCATTTTTTCTTTAGATGATTTAATTGCTGAATCATAAGGCTCGGCAGATTGCTTGGCCTCATTGACACTTTTTTGCACATCCTCAAACAAGGTAATAGCCTCGTCATCAGTAAGTTTACGACCAAGTGCTTGGGATGCTTCAGCAATACAAGGATTGACAGCCATTATAATCCCTTCCTAACCGTGCAATTAAATGCCGACTCAATAGCCTTTGAAAAATTATCAGTGTCTTTTATTAAATCATCCATTGCACTTAGCTCTTTTAATTCGTCTTCCATACCACGATTTATATAATCTGTTCTTATCATTTGCTCATATTCCGCTGCTTCTTTTTCAGCGGTTGGCAAATCAATGCTTCTGTTTTCCATAGCACTTGCTAATTTATATATTGTTTCTGCGCGCTGAACTGTCTCCATGTCAGCAAGACGCATTTGACTAATCTTAACTTGCTCTTGTGCTGCCTTTTGAATCGCCGCTACTTGTTCAGCATTTGGTTCTGTCAATGGTATTGTCTGTGTAGTGTTCTTATCATTAAGTTCAAATTCAACAAAATCTGGATTTAATTTTGCAGCTTCAATAAATCTTTGATCTGGATTTTCAAACAACGCAAACTTTAATACCCCGTTGTCTAAAAACGGAACAGGTGTAAGATTTTTGTCTTTTAATGATGTAATATTTTTTATACCTTTTTGTGCAGCACGTTCAGTCTTAAATGCAATGATGCTTCCATTGCCATCACGAAGCGGCTTATCGGCAAACTGGCGCAACAAAACAAAACGCCCATCATTTGTTTGCTTGATTGCTAATACTTCACCAGACCGCCTAAATACAGATGATTGTCTTTTTTCTGCTTCAGCGCGTGATGTAAACGATCTAAATTCTCCGGCTCCAGTAACGCTAGGGGCCAATGTCATAGATAATACGGAACGAGGGTTTTGCACCGATGCAATTTCAGGCGCTGGGCTTTTAGAATTTATTGTCAATACAGGCGGAGATAGCGGATCAAACGGAATTACTTGTCTGCCAGTAATTGTAACTTGCTGAGTCGGATCAAACCGTGTTGGATTGTTATATAAAATTGTGCGCCATTGCTGATTAAGTATTTCATAATTTGGATCAAGTCTAAGTATTGATTCAACATTAGGAAAATACCCGCCCATAACCTGACCAATAGCTACTCTTGAAGCAGCATTTCTTAAATCAGGATTAATTTTAGTAATAATTCTTCCGTTGCCTTCTATTGGTTCGGCAAGTTGTATTGGTTTATTTTTAGCAAATGCGTCATATATTGAGCCAACTCCAGAATGAAGACCGCCGCCCAATACTCCTCCAAACATTATGTTTTCTAATACATTTCCTAATGTATAATCTCTTTGTTCGTATTTTGATAAACCATAATTTAAAGGTTCAAGTGTTGCCGCACCAAGAGAGCCCTCTACAAAACCTACTTTTGCTCTTGATACAGCTTTACCAAATTTCCCCACTGAATTAGCAAGCAAAGCTGAGTATCGTGCTTCTCCGAAAAACGGAATAAATCCAGATGCAATATTTAATGGATCAAGAGCGGATACAGCAAATGCTGTCCCAAGTAGTGCAGCTTTTGATAATAAACCAGTAGGCGCTCTTGATAATACAGAGTTATATCTATTTTGCCTCTGTTGTATTTCTACAAGGTAATCAAATTGATTTTGAGTCAGTCCTTGATCTGGTATCTTAAGGTCTAATTCTAAATCAGTTAATTGCTTCATCAAGTCCGACTTAGGAATTAATGGAGCGTCGCTTGTTTTGCCTTCAACAAAATCTCCAATAACACGGCTAAGAGCCGGAGTTGGATTTTCCATAAATGTCTTTTCAGCCATAACCTGTGTGGCTAGACCAAGAGAAGATGGCAACTCTTCTATAAATGAAGTGCCTTCTTTCAGGGTGGTAAAAAATGACATTTAATCAGCGTCCTCTGAATCATTTCCAGACCTTTTTATTCTTCTATACCTTTCCGTCCAATCTTTAAATTCTTCATAGCTCATATCTCTAAAATCACGCCCAAAACTCCCCTCTGCTATTTTATCTTTCCAGTAAGCGATGTATTCCTCTGGGGATAATGAAGCGATACGTTCGTCAATATCACCTGGGGATAATGTAGATTGATTTATAGGTTCACCAACTTCATTTTCTGTTTTCTCTTTTTGATCAGGCTTGTTGATCATTTGTTGATTTATATCAGTAAAATATGTTTGCTTTGTTCCAAGCGATAATATTCTATAGCTTGCAAGCAAAGCGTTTCTTGACCGCATATAATTTGCTTTTTGTGATTCGTTTCTTATTTCAACTTCAGACGGCAAGTCAGCAATAGCGGCCTTATTTAATTGATCCCAAGTAATTTCAAATGCTGACCCATCTTTAAATCTAACCGGATTACCAACGGCATCAATCAATCTTACACCATTACGGTCATCTCCAGTATTTACAAATCCTCCACTGACCCTAAGACTATCCAAGTAATCTTTCATTATTGTTTCTTCATCTTTGCCTTGTGATTTAGCAGTCAGGCTAGGCGGTAAAGCAATTTGATCTGCAAAGAAATCAATATTAGCTTTAATAAAATTAGCATTTTCTGTAACGATTGCCGTTGATAAACCAGGCATTTTAGGCACACGAAATCCAGCACCATATCCATAATGGTCATCAATCATATTTTTGATTGCTTTTTGAGCGGCCTCAGACATACTCATGTTTTCTTGCATATATGCCATAGTAAGCAGCACACCAGAATCAAGAACTGCCTGCTCAATAATAGCACCGTCTTGTATGGCTGGTGAACGTAAAGATATTCTAAAATCAGTCATTAAAGATGATACCTCAGACGTAATGTTCTTTTTCTCTGCTGAATATACTTCTTCTAACGCTTTTTTATTTGCAGGCTGCGCTGCGTTTGCCAACACCTGTGCAGCCCGTCTTGATTCTAACGATGAAGACATTTTGGCAATAATAAGCAGTTCATTGCCTAAATTCATTTCTTTAACAAGATCAGGCCAAGCAGCACCCCAGAACTGCGATTCATTCATAAAGAAATCTGCGGCGTTTTGCCCGCTTTTTACTTGATTATTAAATGCGTCTTTATATGACTCTACCCATTCTTTAGTAAAATATTTAACATCTCCGGGAACAACTCCTGCCTGTAATTGCCGATATTTAGTTGCTTCAATATATTCATACGCAGCTTTAGCCACAATGTAAGGGTCTGGCGTTTGACCATTACTTAACTTAGCCGCCTGCTCTGCTTTTGCAGTCATAAAGTTTTCCCACCCAGTTTGCACTTCAGCAAATCTGGACGCATATTTAGCTGGGTCATTTTTAACTTTTTGGTCAATATTGTTATTTATGGATTTAATAATATCATACAGTTTTTTTGTATCTTCATCTTTTGCGTTTCGACGCGCATTTTCTTCTTCAATATCTCTTTGATTTTTTGTTTTATATTGAAATTCAAAAGCTATACGAGCCGTGTCTCGAAGCACATTAAGCTCACGAATAGCCAATGCCATATCGACAGGATTTTCAAAATTTAATTTTATATCTTCTTCTGTTGGCAAATCTGAAAGAAAATAATTTCCAGCACGCACAGATTCTTGGCCATCCTTAATACTCTGTTCAATAATTTTTTTCTTAATTTCTCTTTGCTGATTAGGCAATTCTTCTAAATGTTTAATTTTAGAAGCTACCTTTGAAGCAAGCGTATTTAAATCTTTTGGATCAGTGATGGCAAAATCAAATTTACCGTCAATAATTTGTTTATAAAGAGAGTTTAAATCTTTAATATCACCGCGTAATACGACATACTCACCGTATCGTTCAGCCCCTTCTTTTACTGCTTTATTTAAATCCTTGACCGCTTGAGCTTGTTTTGCAGCTGGCAATGAACGAATCTTATTTAATGATTGTTCGTAAGTAGCTTTAACTTGCGACTGCACATCAATCTTAATAGTTTCTCCAGTTGGGCCAACAGATAAGACATCTCCAGCGGCAAATATCTGAGAAACTTTTGGGATTACTGACGCGTTAATAGAATCAAGAACCATTTGATTCTGTTTTGCAGCGGCATCGGCGGCAGCCGCTTTAGTTGCAGACACAAATAAACGGTTGCCGGAAAGTGCAAGATCAGCCTCAAGCGACCGGGCAATCACCGGATCAACCTCTGCTAGTGCAGACGAATAGCCTTTGATCAGTGCGTTTGTCTGATTAGCAATGTCGTTGACTCTAACTTTTCCGCTTTCTACATCGGCAGAAAGTTGCGCCATTTGCATATCAGCAGCAGCGGCTACGTTCTTGGCAAGGATGCGGCTTTGCGCCTCATTAGCTGCGCGACCAAAGATTGTAGTCTTATCCGCAATCGGAGCAATCGGCTGATTAAGACGACGCGCCTCTTCAATCTGTTGAATGGTAGGGGCTTTATCAGCCGCATATTCTTCGGCTTGCACCACGGCTTGTTGTTTGGCTTCCTGAATAAAGAAACCCGTCATCCGGTCCATCTGGGATGACAACTGATCCATTGGTGCAGACACATCACGGAACTGGCCCTGCGGTGTTCCTACCGCAATGTCGCTAGATGTATATCGTGGCATGATGGCCATTATCTAACCCCTAACTTCCGTAGTAAAAAGGATTGCCTTTGTAAGTCGATACTAGATTTGATCCAGTTAATTTGAGAGAACTTGAACCAAGCATATCACCGGCACCGCCGATGAATTTTGCTTGCGCTCCAGTGGATAGCAATGTGCCGAATGCCTTGATGTATCCGGCTTGAGCCGCAGCATCGCCTTGACGACGTAGCTCGGATGCATTGATCTGGCCACCGAGCAAGGCAAGTTGGGCATTATCCTCGGTCATTATCTTCTCTTCAGCGCCCTTGCCAAAGGCATATTGCGTAAGTGCTAGAGCCGACCCGCCGAATGGATCAACGCTACCAGCAGCAGCACGGGCACGGATCGTAGCCGCAGTCGCAAGTGTCTTTTCAAGAACGGCAATCCCTTGTTGCTTATACTTCAACGCATCTGATTTGGCCTGTAATTCTGCTTGCCGAGCCTGTGCGAAGGCTGTCTGCCTTTGCGATTCACCAGCGGCTATTGAGCCGATAGCACTAACGGCAGAAGATGCAGCGGCCATAAGGATTGGAACACTAAACCCCATTGTCTTACCCCGTTGGAACGCTTACGCGATAATCTAAAAACAATAATGTCATTTTGAGCGGTGATGGCTGAGTAACGGTTACAGACCCTTCATAATCATATCCAAGCAACGGGCCAACACGTTTCAATCCAGTGAACGCAGTAACAGGAGCATCCAAGATAGCTGTGTCAAAATTTCTAAACGCGATCTCGACTCCACCGATGGATGCGCTTTGAGTTTCATAAAACTCTGCCGCTGCTTCGATAATACGTTTTTTATAGCCTCGAAGATTGCCAGATTGCAGTCTTGGTTCAATCGGCATGGTTTTGATTTGAACTGTGTAATCAGTGCCAACTACAAAAGACGCTGTAGATGCGCGATCAAATGTAATTAGGCCGCTAGAATTAGCCGTCTCATCCGACAGAAGAACGCCGTCCGCAATTACCTTGACCGTCTTTGCAGCAAGATTTGATGCAGTCACATTTGCGGCAGCGCCACCAGTAACGGCATTATCAAGTGTAATATCACGATTAAATTGTTCGACATGATACTTGGTTGTTCCATTAATTGTACGTTGTACAACTGTGTAAATCGTATCCACGTCAACGGCTACAGCTTTGAATAGTCCATCAGTAGTAAAGCGACTAGGTGCAATAATATCTTGTGATCGTAAAACAGAATATGCCGTAAATGAACCGTCTGTGTTGACGATCATAAGAAGATCAGCTTCATCGGTGTCGGTCGCCCTGCGTAAGGCCAGATCAATCGGTGTATTGATTAGATGACCAGACAGAACCGAAATATTATTTGAAATATATGTAGCTTGTGCATCAGTATAAATGAACTCTTTTACCGTCTTGCCCCCGCGTTGAACGTAAAGAGTTCCCGCCTCAACACCAACAGGTGAGACTCCATCAAGAATACCGTTACGGGTTGCTACGCGAACGATAAAGTTCGTAGGCGTAAGCGGATCGCCAAGTCCTTGTGGAACATAGAACTCAGCACCAGTAGTAAAGATTTGAAGATCGCGGCCAGAATAAATATCGACAATTGCATTAAATTTATCAACATCAAGCGTTGCCTCTAATCCGTCATCATCTAAACTTGTTTGCTTGTCAAAATTAAATACATCACCGACGCGACTACCCCAGACAGTAGATGGCCTAGTCTTAGACCCGCCGAAGAAGAGACGGCCTTCGTGAAATGTAACACTACGCGGCCAGCCTTTTGTTGATGACCAAGTATGTTCATAACCAGATTCAAGTTCCCATTCGCCAGAGGCATATGCGCTTGTTTGGCTGAACGGTATCTCCACTTGTGCCTTAACTTTTGAACTTGATACAAATGTAATTATTCGAGCGCGACCGTAGCCTTTTCCCTCTTTTACATTGATATATTGCTCAACATTGGCTGCCGAGAAAGCACCCCCGCCAGCGTTTAATTCAATAAATCCTGTAGATGCGCTCGGCGTAAGCGTATGGCTTGGACTTGTCGTTGTAGGGGAAAAAGCGTAATATGGAATATAATCAAATGTAATTGTGCTAAGTGTCCACGAAGCGTCTGTAGCGCCACGAACAAGTTTTAACGGAGCTAAATCCTCATGCACAAAGATCATAGTGTCTGCCGATTGGGCATATTTAAGATTAGGCAAAATAGCTGAAGTAAGAGTTGAAGCCGTCAGGTATGAATTACCGGAAGCGTTAATATTTGTTACAATCGCACCATTCTTAAAAATATAAATTTGTTGATTGACGACTGCAAACATATATGAGTCAGAAGTCGAAAATTCAAATGGAATTAAAGCTACGCCATTAGCTGCGGCTGCCGGAAGATCATAGATAAACTTCAATCCGGGACGACGACGAACACCACCCTGCGGAATGACCAGAACATTTTCTGCTAATTTCAAAGCAGAATAATATTGATTAAGATCAATACGACCGCGCAGAAGCGGGTCAACCTCGCCAACTGTAAAATTAGTTTGGATATTGACAATCTTGGTCATCAATACCTCACGGCGACAAGAGAGAAGTCCTCAATAACTTGATTGGGTTGATTCTGAGAATCTATAATTGTAGCCTGACGAAAGAATCCGCCACGCCCGTTATCGCTAGGACTTCCTACGGCCATACCCATCCAATATTGGGATTTACTGATCTGATCTGTTACTGGTTCTGCAAAATGCCAGCAGAGAAAATACTTAAGCAACTGCACAAAATATTGCGGCAAGGAATCTTCAGAAACATCATACTGATAATCAATCCAGACAAATGAATAATTTGTTTGTATTTTAGCCCCTATTTTTTCCCATTCGGTTACGGGCCTTCCACCTGCCGATGTGGTGATATATAACCCTCTTGCTCCGGCAATAAGATCGCCGGGAAGCGCATACTCATATCTCCATTCAGTTACTGGCGTCGTTTCTAGCTGGGCAAGCTGTTCCTTCTTTATAGAAAACGACCAAGGATACATGGACAGAACCATTACCTTTACATCGTCATAAAGACGGTCTGTGATCTGGGCAGCAGTCGAGCCATCCGAGAAAGATGTAATAATGTTCGTGCCGAGCATAATCAGGGCATCGTTACAAATTTTTAATTTGGTATCGCCTGTTGCCATTTCAGGACTCCATTGCGAAAATATATATATTCTAAATGACTTAAAGAAGAAAGCCCCGGCCCATTTCTAGGTCGAGGCTCTCAATCTCGTCAGCTACCGGACAGATTAGTCTGTGTCGGTGGCCGAAATGGTCGTGCCGTCGGCGATGTCAACGACAGAACCTGTGTTTTGGTTCACATACGAAATAACGAGCGAAGGGGTCGTTGCGTCGTAGATGAAGATAATGTCTCCAACCTTCAGAAACGATACAAGGGCATTGAAATATCCCGCTGTATTAATCGTTGCCTGTGTGTCGGTAGACTTGTAACTATACAAAGACGGAGCATTTCCGGCCTTGTTGGCGGCGATGGTGTTCCAGCCAGCAGAATCAAAAGCCATAATTCAATCTCCTTCTTACGATTCGCGGCAAGTAATCTTGACGATGCCTTCATCGTCAATAGCGATTGCACCAGCAGAAAACATCGAATTTACTAAGAACGATGTTTTTTCAGGGACATAGTTGATCTCTGTCCGCTGATTCATGCCGATACCCATACCGACTGCATCACGATGGAACGCAAAGCAAGTGCGGTCAAGTGAGCCGTCAATGGCAAGGCCACCTTCGGATCGGTCCCCAATGGTGCAAAATTTGAACCCAAGGAAGGTGTCGATTTCGCCGGAGACGAGCGCACGGACTGAGTTGAAATCAGCCGATGTCGTCTGGGTTTCACCGAGGAGACCTTCCAGACCAGAAGCCGAGATGATGATCGCACGACCGTCCATCGGGACGTTGTTCTGATCAAGCAGCTTCTTGGCGCGGCGAAGTTTTGCCACGTTGAGGTTGGTATTTGCACCCCCGATGCTGTTTGCAACAGTCAAAGTTGTACTTGAAGCTGTTAGAGCATCAAGGATAATTTGATCCATGCGGCGACCAATCGCGTTCGACACAACCGACACAAGTTCGCGGCGTTCGTCAAAGTTGACCTTTTGCTGATGGAAGATGTCACTATATTCGGCAGCATTAAAATCGGACATCGTCGCCGTAACTGTAGAATAGCTTACATTTAACGGCGCTACGTCAGTCTGAGGAACGCGAACTGTTGCCGTTCCCTTACCGATTTTAGGAAATTTAACTATTGAACCTTCGACACCGTTGCGCTCACGGACCAGACCGACCAAGGTACGAGACCCTTGAAAGGCTTGTTTCACTTCCGCGTCGAACAGCGTAACAAAGGCATTCGAAATAAGCTGTGCCATTTGAATTGCTCCGTTCGAGGTTAAGGTTTACTCACGCAACGGTTATCCTGTCGGGCCGTTCACTTGGGATTTTAAGGTTCCCCAACCTAAAAGGTCCGGCCTTACGGTTATCGGACGGGTGAATAAATAAATCACCCGCCCAATTCTGTCAAATTAGCCCGGGATTGCCTGAGCAAACATCTTCTCGACCTTCCGAGTAAACGCCATATCTTTTCCGTAGCGCGGGTCACCGACCATTGCGTACAAATCATCCTTTGATACGCCTTGGTCCTCAGTCATTCCGCTAGTTGGAATAGACATTTCGCCGGAAGCCTGACGAATTTTGTTCAAAGCCGACACAAAAGCCGCGCTTGTAGAGGCTGAGGCGATGGCGTTCATCTCTGACTCGTTCAGGATCGACCGACCCAGCTTACCAAGCCACTGGTTATTGGCCTTGATGATCTCGTCTGCCCGATTACCCAGCTTTTTCAACTCGGCTTCGCGGCTGACTTGCATCTGCTCCATAGCGCCGGAAAAATTATCGAGATATGACTTGGCAATCTTCTCAAACGCGTCTTGAGACAGGCCAAGTTCCTTGGCTGTAGCCAGATAATTGACCAAAACAGGGTCATCATCAGGCACATTTGCGGCCTTAAACGTCTCAAGATTGTATTTACCGTCTTTCGGAGCCTTGTGTTGGCCCTGAGAGAACTTGGTTCTGAGTTCAGTATAGGACTTGGCTAGCGCCTCTACATCTGGACCATCATCTTCGGACCAGAAATTTTCTGGCCAATAGTCTGGACGCTCCAGTTTCTCATCTTCTTCAGGAGCTTGCGCCGTTTTTTCTTCGTCGGTCAGTTCCCGATGTGGGATTTCTGGCTCTGCTTTGACTTCAGGTTCCGTTGATTCGGGAGTCAACAGGCTCTGGTTGTCGGTTTGGGTATCGCCCTCTCCGGCCTGAGTTGTCTGTTCTTCTTTCATTAAGTCCTCGCTCGTTTGATCCGCTCTTTGATAAGCCGAATGACACTATTCTGGCCTTCTCGATGGAACCCGTGAGACGCTTCATCCCCCGGGAACCAAGTCGGTTGTTCTAAATACTTGCTTTCAAGATCGGCCAATACTTTAGCGCCAGCTTCGGAAGTGAACACCAGAGCGTAAAGGGTGTCCAAATCCTTTTGTTTATTCGGTTCTGTCATATATTTCTCACTGTAGCGCGCGCATTACCGCTTCTTGATTTCCGGCTTGAGGCGGTCCGGCTGGTTGCTGTTGCTGTGCTGCCATTGCTTGCATCTGTCCGTATTGTTGGGCAATCTGTTCCCGCTCATCCCTGGTCGTCATAATGCGACCGGGGACACCGAGACGTTCAGCAATGTAGTCGATAATCTCATCTTTCTTTATGGTCATCATGGCTTCCGGCCCCATTCCCGCCACGATCTGAACAAACTGCATCACATCGTTCAGTTCTTCCATATTCTGCGCCTGAGCCAGCGGAGAAATAGGAACGATCTTCACTTCCTCGCCATTGATCTTGAGTGGCAAGTCGATGTCGCCATTCTGATCCATGATGAAGAGGATACGGGTCACAATCGGAATCATGGCCTCGGTAATCAGACGACCAAAGGCTGCGCCGAGGTTCTGAGCCAGTTCATTGCGGCGCTGCACAACTTCGGTAGCCGACCGAGCCGACATATTGTCAGGCGGGAGCGTATCGTCGAGCAGCATCTTCTTGATGTTCATACGCAGATCGTTGATAATGATCTGGCCGACATTGAAGTCTG